AACTTCTTTCTTTAAAATTGGTTTTTTCCAAGCTAATGAAATTACTGAAGGAGCGGCTGCAGGTTTTAACCCAGAATATGTTTCTATATATTCTAATCAAGAAGGAGAAGGTGACCAAGGAACAGATACTATATATACCCCATTTGCTTATTACCCAGGTACTTTTAAAGGTACAACTAAAATTACTTCTACTGACATTACAAAAATTATATCATTAGAAGAATTTAATAGTACAAATGGAAATCCTCTATCTCAATATTATACAATAGAATTTTCAGGTAGTCATAATCCTAATAATTTTGCAGGTGTAGCTGAAATTCAACCAGTTACTAGATCATTTACTACTCAATTACTTACATTTGGCCCTGACATACATTATCCAAATTTACCCGAAGGTCACCCAAATAACATTAATTGTGACAACGCTAGTGTAGTTTATTACAATACAGAAACAGGAACATTCTACCATACATCTAGTTGTAATGATACAGTAGATGCAACTACTACTATATTTGATACAATACAAGTTGATAAAATAACAGAAAAAACTTCAACTAATGGTATAATAATTGATAGTAGTATTAAATTTAACCCTTCAACTATAGTTGATAATAACCAAGCTAAACGTCCTTTATTAACTTTTGATGAAACCACAGGTGAAATATTTAAATCTAGAAACACTTTTGATGGTAATACTCAAACAGAACTTGGTGGGGATATTCAAGTAAAAGGAGATTTTTCATTAACTGGATCATTTGATGCTCATAGAGCAATAATAGGAATTTCAGGTTCAGAAAAAAGAGGATTTAATAAAGAAAAATTAGATCATTTCTTTTCAAATCCTTTAATAGAAAATCAAAGATATTCATTATATATTAGAAATGGTGCTACTATTGTAGGTGGTGATATTTTACCTGACACCCCACTTAAATATGATTTAGGGTCTAAAGAATTCCCATTTAAAGACCTCCATTTAAAATCTAGTTCAATAATCTTTTATAGTGGTAGTAATGAAACCTCAGGTTCAAAGAAAACAGAATTAGCAAGAATAACAGTTAATGAATCTAATAAAGTAATAGAATTTAAATCAGGTAGTGAATTTAGACCAATTCAAGTAAAAGAAATTAATATTGGTTCAGCAGTTTCAGGAAGTTCTCCTACAAGTTCAGTTCAAATTAGTGGTGAGGGACAAGGATTTGTAGCAGTTCATGCTGAAGCAGGTAAAAATTCTACAATATTTAGAGCTGAATCACCTGTACTATCAGGTGATTTTAAAATGGGTTCTATTACTCAAAAAGGGTCAGGTAGTTTTGCTATACTTTTAGATGCTGATCAAGTTAGAGGTGATGCTAAATTTGGAATATATAGTAATACTCCATCACCTGGAGTAGGAACTCCATTACTTACAGTAAGTGAAAGTAATGAAGTTAGAACTTATGGTCATTTAAAAGTAGACACAAATATAACAGCCTCAGGTAATATAAGTGCAAGTGGTGACATTATTGCTAGAATATTACATGGTACGTTTTTTGGAGCTATTAGTAGTTCAGCTCAATTTAATAATAGTGATAATGTACTTTTTAATCATATTACGGCTTCGGGTAATATAAGTTCAAGTGGAAATATTACTGCTAATCAAATAATAATAGGTGGAGAAACATTTACTTCAGCATCTTTAGCAGCAGCTTCCGTAGGTAATGGAGGTGTTAATGATTATACTCAATTATCTAATATACCAAGTGGAATTATTTCAGGTTCTCCCCAAATAGCAACCGAAATATCAGGTGCATTTTCAGGTTTTATCACATCACATTCAATAGGATCAGGACAATATACAAGTTCATTACAAATTCTAACTAATATTACATCTTCAGGTAATATAAGTGCCAGTGGTAATATAATAGCAAATCAAATAATAGTAGGTGGTGGAACATTTTCAGAAGTAATTAATGTAGCAAGTCAAAAAGGAATACAATCTCAAAAATTACATTTAAGTTCAAGTAATGAAACTTTATTATATAATGGTATTAACGTAGCTGTAAGAATAAAAAATACCCATATAACAGCTTCAGGTAATATAAGTGCAAGTGGTACAATTATAGGCTCAAATTTAACAAATGTAGAAAATATTGCATTATCTACATACACAGGTGATGGAGGTGCATTAAATAATCAATATATTATTAATGGTAAAAATTTCTCTACAATTACCCAACTAAATGCTTCAAGTTCTACTTTACAAACAAATATTAATGAAAAAGCAACAACAGGAAGTAATGTACTATTTGCACATATAACAGCCTCAGGTAATATAAGTTCAAGTGGTGATATATTTGTAAATGCAATTTCATCACCTGGTACTATAAAAGGTGAACATTTAAGATCAACTGATGATGCAGTAATAGATAATGATTTAACTGTTGGTGGTAATATAAGTGCAAGTGGATTTATATCAGCGTCAAGTGCTAACATTGGTACTATTAATGCTGTCCAAATAACAGGTACTTCTGGTTTAACAGGAACTCTTCAAACGGCTGCACAAACAAATGTAACATCAGTAGGTACATTATCCTCATTAACAGTATCAGGTGATGTAACAGCAAATGGAAATATAGTAGGTGATGGAGCAACAGATATATCAGGTATTAATACGATAACAACTGTAGGTAATATAAGTTCAAGTGGAGGAGGTGTTTTAGCACTAAATTTGGTGGTAGATGGCCATACAGCTGTTGATACTACTGGAACTACTGGAAGGTTATTTGTTAATTCAACTATTGATACAGTAGATATAGGAAAAGCTGGAACCATAACGTCTACTATTTTAAGAAGTAATGTAACAGCCTCAGCAAATATAAGTGCAAGTGGTGATATAATAGGAAATACTTTAATAGGAACAATTGATGGTGGCAGTTTTTAAAAAACACCAATAGTATTTAATATTTTTTTATATTTATATAGGAACAAACCTACTAAATTATGGCAAACATTCCTATATGGCCCGGCTCATCATCATTTTTTCCAGGAGAAACCCCATTTGGGTTTTATGATACTGATACTGATTTTCAATCTGATGCAGATAAAGTTGCAGATTGGTGTGTACGACGTTTAGGATACCCACTTGTAGATATTGAATTACAATCATTAAATTTATTTACTTGTTTTGAAGAAGCAATTAATGAATATGGTTCACAACTTTACCATTTTCAAATAATAAATAATTTTCATACTTTAGAAGGAACATCTACAGGATCTAACTTAAATAATAATATTATTACTCCTAATTTAGGAAATACTGTTAATATTTCGGCACAATATGGTAGTGAAATAGATGGTGCAGGTGGAAATTATAAGTTAGAAAAAGGAACATTAGATGTAAAGCAAGGTCAACAAAGTTATGATTTAATAACAAATGTAGGTTCAACTATAAGTGGCTCAGAAGCAGTTTATCTAAAACGAGTTTATCATTATGCCCCTGCTGCAATTAATAGATATTTTGACCCATACGCTGGTACAGGAACAGGAATCCAATCATTAATGCAATCATTTGGATTTGGTAATTATTCACCTGGGGTTAATTTTATGTTAATGCCAATGTATTTTGATGTTTTAAAATTACAGGCAATTGAATTAAACGATGCTATTAGAAAATCAGCATATCATTTTGATGTTGAAGATAATAGGTATTTAAAATTATTTCCTATACCTAATAGAAATTATACTCTTCACTTTGAGTATCAATTAAAATCTATAGCTAATGATCCAGTTAAAGATACTACAGGAGGTATAACTAATATATCAAATGTTCCTTATACTAACCCCACATATAAATTTATTAATGAACCTGGGAGACAATGGATTCGTAGGTATGCCTTAGCTTTAGCTAAAGAAATGTTAGGTAGTGTAAGAGGTAAATTTCAATCAATACCAATTCCTGGCGATACAACAACTTTAGATTTTGCTCGATTATTAAGTGAAGCATCAGCTGAAAAAATAGCTTTAATTGAAGAATTAAAATCATTTTTAGAAGAAACAACTAGAGTTAAACAACTTGAAAGACAAAACCAAGAAGCACAATTAACCCAAGAAACATTTTATAAAGTTCCATATCAAATTTATGTAGGCTAATGATTAAACTAACTAATATATTAACAGAATTACTTAATACGTTTGAAATAACTGCTTTACTATCTACTGATAGAAAAACCTCTATTACCGAAATATTAGATCAAATTAGAGCATTAAAAAAAATAACTACTGTAAGAAATATAACACCACCTGAATATATGACTCAAAGTTCTTCAGAACATACTATTATTATAATTAAATTTGTAACAAGAGGTGATGCTAAACAAGATTTAAAACAAATTAAAAATGATATCTTAACCCAAGGTAAAGATAGAATAGATTTAAGAATACCAGGAATTAAATCATTTAAATTTAAATTTGAAACTTTAAAACGTAAATAATGGCTTTATTTGGAGGATCACGAGACGTATCATTATTTAAAAATATAAGTAAAGAACTTATAAATGATATTATCCAAACAGAAGTTGCATATTATAAATTTGCTATAGAACAAACTAACATAAATGTTTATGGTGAAGCACCCGGTAAAAATTATTATGAACCATTAAAAATAGCAAGTTTAATTAACAGACAAGATCAATCGTGGTCGTCTGATGATTTTGGACCTGACGTTAATCAAATCATTGATTTTAGATTTTTAAAACAAGAACTTGTAGACATAAATTTAATACCAGAAGTAGGAGATTTAATTTTATTTCGTAATAATTTTTATGAAGTAGATAGTAGAATAGAAAATCAACTTTTTATGGGTAAAGATCCTGATTATGCTTTATCTACTGAAACCACAGACTTTGGTGGTAGTTTTTCTATAGTAGTAAATACACATATTTCAAGAGTAGAAAAATTAAATTTAATACCTCTTAGAGGGGGGAAATATCCTACTACAACAAAAGTAAATGGTGGAGATGCTAATATAATTGATACGTAATGTCAGAAAAGAGAATTAACCCAAGAAGACCAATACCCGCAAATGGGTATGATAGATTAAGACAAAACTTAGAATCAGGTTTTGCCGAAGGTTTTCCTACTAAAGATTATCCTTCACCTGATAATAGACCTAATATTAATAGGGGTACAATTACTACTAGAAAAGATGATAATGTAAAAGATATTTCTATTGGTTTACAAGATCATGATGAAGCTATAATACATTATTTTAAAAAAATAATAAAACCTACAGTAATATCTAATGGTGAACGAGTTGATGTACCTATAATGTACGGAGCACCTGAAAGATGGAAATCTATACAACAAGATGGATATTTTAGGGATAAAGAAGGAAAATTACAAGTTCCTCTTATTATGTTTAAAAGGAACTCAGTTGAAAAACGAAGAGATTTAGGTAATAAATTAGATGCTAATAACCCCCAATTATATTATACTTTTCAAGAAAGATATACTAGAAAAAACCAATATGATAATTTTTCAGTTTTACAAAATAGAACTCCACAAAAACAATTTCATGCTGTAGTTATACCTGATTTTGTATTATTAGATTATACATGTACTATATGGTGTGATTATGTATCACAAATGAATAAATTAATTGAATCTATTAATTATTCCTCAGATTCATATTGGGGGGATAAAGACAGATTTAAATTTAATGCTAAAATAGACACATTTGGAAACACTACAGAATTAAATGTAGGTGATAATAGAATTGTAAAAACTGATTTTGGTTTAAAACTTCAAGGATATTTAGTACCAAATAGTATTAATAAGGAATTAACCCAACAACCATCCAAATTCTTTAGTAAATCAACTATTTTATTCAATAATGAATTATCAGTACAACCAACAGGAGAACCAAAAACAAGAGATGAAATTAGAACATCTTTAGGAATTCAAAACATCCAACATATATTAGATGGTGTAGGTTTTATGGAAATTGGTGATGACTTTATAATATTTTAAAAGATGGCAGTAACTAGTAGAGTAAACTTAAAAAAATATTTCCAAACAGGAGATAGACCAACCCAAGATGAATTTATAGACTTAATTGATTCTTTTGTCCATATTGATGAAGGTGATGATCCATTTATTCAAATAAGTAATACTTTACGTATTAGTGGATCTGAAACTTACCAATCAGGATCAACAACTTTAGGATTAGGATTAGTAGTCACAGGTTCTATTTTACCGGGGGCAAATAATACTTTTGATTTAGGTTCTCCTGATAAAGTATGGAAAGAATTATTTTTAGGTGAAAATTCTTTAAGATTTGTAGATACTACTACGGGAAATGAATCTGCAAGGATAGGTGTAAATACTACGGGAAACATAAACATTGCATCTAAAAATTTAAAAGATTCAGTTCAATTTGGATCTTCAACTATATCTGGTGATGAAGTAGGTTTTATAGCAGTAAATGGTAAAGCAGGAGGTATTTCTACTATTCTTAGAGCAGAAATACCCGCATTTGCAAGTAGTAATGATTTTGCAATGTCTCATATAGCAGCTAAAGGGTCAGGAAGTTTTGGAATATTATTAGATGCTTCTTTTCCTGGTATACAAGAAAGAGCTAAATTTATAGTTGAAAGTAATACTTCTTTACCAGGTATAGGAGGTAAAAGATTACTTTCTGTAAGTGAAAGTGGAGAAGTAAAAGCTCCAGGATATTTAGTAGCTAATGGATTAGCTACCCCCACAACTATAGGATCTAATACAGTTATACCTGAAGATCATATTATGACACTTCACACAACAAAGTATAAACCTACTATTACAGTTAATAGTGGAATTGACTTTACAGTAGGTAAAGGTGCTGAATTAACAATAAAAAGTATTTTTTAAATTAAGTTTTATGGAAGTAGTAAAAAATTATATTTATTAATAGACAAAACCTAATGAAATGAGTAATATTAATGTAAACAATATAACACCGGTTACTGGTGAAACAATAAGTATTTCTGGATCCTTATTTGTAAGCGGAACTTTTGCAGGAGCCTTAAATACTACTTTTCAAATAAGTAGTTCCCAAAATTATCTTTCAGGTTCTTCAACTGAACCCTTAGGATTAGGTGTTACAGGTTCTATTTTACCAGGAACAGACAATAATTTTAGTTTAGGTTCTCCTACTAAAACATGGAAATTATTTGCTAACACAATGCATGTTAGTGGAAATCTTTTACCTGCTGTTCCTTCAGATAGTATTACATCTTCATTTAGTTTAGGAAGTCCCTCTCATGTTTGGAAAGATTTATATGTTAGTGAAGACTCAATTAAATTTATTAAAAAAAGTGGAAGTGGTGCACCAGAAGAATTAGCTCGTATTTCAATAGATACAGGTAGTGGGAAAATGAAATTCTTAGGTTTAACAGACCATAAAGATTTAGAATTAAGACAAACACAATTTGGTAAAAGTTCCATTAAAGGAGCAACTATAAATGATGGTGGGGGAGAATTTAGTACATTTGTTGCTATGGCTATGCAACATAGAGAAGTAGGTATAAAAGGGGGAGCTATGGTAAATAGACCTGAATCTGCGGATTTAGGCTATCTAGGAAGTGATTTTGTTGCTCATTCTTATCAAGCTAAAGGTTCAGGTAGTATAGCAATGTTAATTGATGCCGATGGTACTAATGAAAATAGAAGTTTCTTTAGAGTTGAAAAAAGTGGAATAGCAGGTGCAGGTACTAAACTTCTTACAGTAAAACCTAATGTAAGTACTTTTCATGGAGCTAATAATTTAGTAACAATTGAAGGTGCATCTTCTTTATCAGGATCACAAGTACTTAGTGCTTCTAATGTTGATGGTACTCCGGCAGCATCTTTTGAAATAGATGCTTCTAATTCATCACAAGTAGCTGGTTTTCAAATTGGAATAGGTAATAATAATCCTATAACTGCTAATAGTGAATTACTTTCATATTATGATGTATCAAATAGTATGTTTGATACTAGTTCAGCAGCAGCATCTTTTATGGCATATGGTGCTTTAGGTGTTCAAATGGCTAATAACCCAAATGTTATTATAGAAAATGGAGTTGTTTCTACAAATGGTACAATTTCATCATCTATGGTAATTGGACGTGCACTTCATCCCGCAAATGCATTATTTGAAAATGGTGAAGTATATATTTCTCAAGACACTATTGTTAGAGTATTACAAGGATCTAAATTTATTATACAAGATCAACAACCAGATATAACAGCAGATTCAGAAACAGGTACAATTACTTTAAGTGATCCAACTGTTAATGGAGGGGGAGATGTTGTTATCAATCCTGATAATGGAGGTAATCCATCTATCATAATTCAAAATACTACAATTCCTGCAAATCAAGTATCATATTGGACAGTGGGAAATAATCTTCCAGGTACATATACTCAAGCAAATGTACAACCTTTAAACAATAATGTGGGTATACAAATTGGAGGATCAAGTGGTGCAGTATATAATGGTATCATTATAAATGGAGAAGAAATTACGTCTGCGTTTAGTGAACATGGATCTTCTGCAGAACTATTTAATATTAAATTAAGAATAGAAGATGGAGCTCAATTATACATTCAACCTGCAAGTGTTATTACAACTAATGATGATGGGGACACAGAAGTAGATGGTAATGTTGTAATTGATGGTAATGTTGCAGAAGGATTTAGTAATGATGCTCAAGTAACATCATCATTAACATTATCAGTTGCAACCCATGGTTTAGGAAAACAAGTATTTGTTAGAAGTGGATCAAGTCCTTTAATAGGTATTGACACATCTTTACACATTACCGCCTCACATCCATTTTATGGATTACCTGCTTTAACATCTCACGGAGCCGGTCTTTTAGGACAAACAGGTCAATATGTAACAACAGGTTCTCAAGCTGGAGTAATAAGATTAGAATTACCTTCTGCATCAGTAGGAATGACATTTGACATTAAAAATGCTCAACAAACTTTAGGAGGAGGTTATAAATCACCTGAATTACTAGTAACACCAAATGGCAGTGAAAGATTTATTATAAAAGCTAATGGTAGTTCAGGAACAAATGGTAAAGGTGTCTTTATAAGTTCGGGATCAAATTTCCCAATGCAACGTGTACATATAACATGTCAAAGTGGATCAGATTGGACAATTATAAACTTACTTGGTCCATGGCAGGATGAAGCATAAAAATAATTTAAATAAAAATATCGTTTTTTAGAATAATTTAATATTTATATAGGAACCAAATAATTAAAACATACAGAGATGAGTACACTATTTGTCAATACAATAACCCCTAATTCCGGAGATACAGTAACAGTATCAGGGTCGTTAACAACTACCGGTAAATTAACTATTGGAGATGCTACTTCAGACACAGTAGTTTTAACTGCGGAAATTAGTTCAAGTATAATTCCTGATGCTGATGACACATATTCTTTAGGTTCAAGTGCAAAACAATGGAAAGATTTATTTATTGATGGAATAGCTAATATTGATTCAGCTTCTTTTGATGAAATAGCTTCAGCATTAACTCCTAATGTTGGTGGAACACATGCTCTTGGTACAATGGCTAAATCGTGGGGTAGTGCTCATATTCATGGTTTAGCTCATATTCATACTGCATCTATAGCTATTGTAAGTTCAAGTTTAATACCTGATGGTGATGACACATATTCTTTAGGTTCAAGTACAAAACAATGGAAAGATTTATTTGTTGATGGAACAGCTAATATTGATGTAATAGAAGGTGTTGCAAGCCTTACTGCAACCCAATGTACATTTACTGCAATAACTGCTTCAAATCATGTAGCTACAACTAGGCTACATGCTGTTAATTCCGCATCCGGTATTACTGTAAGTAGTAATGTTACATCTTCAGGTGCAATAAGTTCAAGTGGTATTTTAACAGCAGCTTCTTTTGTAGGAGCCCACACACTTACAACTGCAGCTCAACCAAATGTAACATCAGTAGGTACTTTAGCAGCCCTTACAGTTGCTGATGGTGCTACTATTAGTGGTAGTAATTTAAGATTAGAAGGTTCAGCAAGTATAGATTCAGTTGGTGGTCTTACATTTGATAAAACAGTTTTAGCAAACGGAGATATAGCTACTATATCAGGTAGTAATAGTGCAGCTACATTGTATGTTTCACAATTACAAGCTCAATTAGATAATGGTGCATTTGCTGAATTTAAAATTCAAAACACATCAATTAAAGCAACTTCACATTGTTTAGGAGCGATGGTAGGTGGTGGTGGAGCCATTAATACTATTACAGGATCAATAGTTACTGTAGCTACATTAGGAGCAGGTACAGCTTCATTACAAATTCATAATGAAACTGGAGTAAACATTGCAGATAATTCAGGATTTACAGCTTCATTATTAATTTTATAAAATAGTGAATTTTAGAATATATTAAAGTATATTAAAGACCCGTTTTTCGGGTCTTTTTTTATATATTTATTATTAGAAAAAATAATGTTTTTAATATATATTGTTATATGGCGAGTACAATACAAATAAAAAGAGGAACTGGGTCCGCAGTACCCTCAGGGTTATCAGATGGAGAATTAGCAATTAATCTTGATAGTGGTAAATTATATTTTGGTTCTGGTTCAACTAGTGTAAACAGTTTTAGATTTACTAATTTAACAGCAGATAATTATATAGTTTCTTCTTCTGTTACAAATTATACTTTTCAAACCTTATCAGGTTCTTCAGATTTTGGTGATGATACAGGTGATATCCATAACCGTACAGGTTCTTTAAAAATAACTGGGTCACTACAATTAAATGGATCAAATGTTTTAACATCAGTTCCTATAGATACATCAGGATTAAAATCTTTAAAAATTAATGCTAGTGGGCAAACAGGCTCACTTACAGTTGGTCCTGCGGCTAGACAAATAGAATTAAGGGGTGGTAGTACATTTACAAGTACTAATCCTAGAATATTATCATCGACTGGAATTATAGAAGTTGATGATGCAATACAAATGAATAGCCATCTAATTTATTTTCATGAAGGAGCTACAAATTCGTATATAGGTGTAGATATCTTTACGCCAGATAATTTAAGAATACATGCAAATCAAGATTTATATTTAGTACCAGATGATAATTTAATAATATCAAGTAGTACAAGTGCTAAAACTATTTCTTATAATAATTTTGATTTAAGAGGTGAATTAACAGCCTCAGGTAACATAAGTTCAAGTGGTACAATTGTGGCATCCAATTTATTACAAAATTCAGATACTGCATCATTTGTAATAAATTCTCAAACTGGATCATTTTCTACTATTACTCAACTTAACGCTTCAAGTTCAACATTACAAACAAACATAAATGCTAAGTCAAGCATTGTTCAATTAAATACTTCAAGCTCAGCTCTACAAACAAACATAAATGCTAAAGCAACAACAGGTAGTAGTGTATTATTTACAAATATAACAGCCTCAGGTAATATAAGTTCAAGTGGTACAATTACAGCAAATTCAATTGTAGGAACAGTTGGAACAGCAACTCAAGGAACTATTGACCATGATTCATTAGCTAATTTTGTAGCAAATGAACATATTGACCATTCAGGAGTTTCAATAACAGCAGGTGCAGGATTAACTGGGGGAGGTACAATTGCTTCTACTAGAGATATAGCAGTAGGAGCAGGTACGGGTGTAACAGTAAATGCAAATGATGTTGCAATTGGTCAAGATGTAGCTACAACAGCTAATGTATTATTTAATCATGTAACATCCTCAGGTAACATAAGTTCAAGTGGTAATTTAATAACAACTACTTTACAATTTACAGGAACAGATACTTCAGAAAATGCAACTCATTACCTAGAATTTAAAAAACCTGGAAATACAGTAAGTAATATAACAAATGGAGTTTCTATTAATCCATCTTCTGATACGATGATACTTGGAGGTGTTACAACTATAGCAGGTCAAGCAGGTACTATAACAGGTTTAACTAGTTTAACTTCTACTAACATTACATCCTCAGGTAATATAAGTGCAAGTGGTACTATATTTGCAAATCAAATTGAAACAGATCAATTAGTAAGCCATATAGGGGATGCAAATACAGGATTACAGTTTGATTCTGATACTGTTACAATCCAAGGTAATAATGAACATATAGCCTTATTTGCATCAAACAGAATTGAATTTACTGAAAATTTAAATTCAACCCATTATATAAGTGGTAGTAGTTTAATTTCTGATAGTCATATAACAGCCTCAGGTAACATAAGTTCAAGTGGAACAATAACAGCAGCCACATTAGACGCAACAGCAGTTTCAGACACATTAGCAGCTGCAATAGTAGCAGAAATAGATAATGATGAAATACCAATTGCTAAATTAGCAGAAGATGCAGTTACTATTAATTCTGGAACTAATTTAAGTGGTGGTGGGGCAGTAACATTAGGTGGGGCAATAACATTAAATGTAGATGATGCTTTTCTTAAAAATAATGCTGATGATACTACTTCAGGTAAATTAACAACAGCAGGGCTCAATTCAACAAGCCATATAACAGCCTCAGGTAACATAAGTGCAAGTGGAACAGTTACAGCAAATTCAATTGTAGGAACAGTAGGAACAGCAACCCAAGGAACTATTGATCATGATTCATTAGCAAATTTTGTAGCAAATGAACACATAGACCATTCAGGAGTTTCAATAACAGCTGGAGCAGGATTAACTGGAGGAGGTACTATTGCCGCCACAAGAACACTATCTATAAATTCAGCTTCTATAGCCCCTTTCTTTTCATCTTCTGCAAATAATTTTTACACTGTAGGATTTGTAAGTGCAAGTGGGGATTTAACAATAGGAGGAAAATCTCAATTTATAGGTAATATAACAGCCTCAGGTAACATAAGTGCAAGTGGTGATATTGAAGTTGCAAATACAATATTTTTTGATGGACAAAATCATATAGTTGGCCATCATGCAAGCGATGGTTTACAAATAAGAACCCAAAATGCAGAACCTATAGTTTTTAAAACTAATGGTAATAATATTAGAGCAACAATAGCAGCAGATGGAGAAACAACATTTGCAGGAGTATTAAATTCAACTAAATTAAATACAGGTCAAGGTGATAATGAGTTGTATGCTATGAATCAAGATGTTGAAACCACAGATAATGTATTATTTAATAATATAACAGCCTCAGGTAATATAAGTGCAAGTGGAGATATTATAGGGGATAATTTATTTATGAGAAACCATATAGCAGTTGCTGAAACTAGCAACACAATTGCATTTGGTTTTGAAAATGATACTGCTATTCAAATAGGTAAACAAGCTAACCCAACTAAAATTATAGGCCACATAACAGCCTCAGGTAATATAAGTTCAAGTGGAACTATATTTACAGATGAAATTTCATCACCCGCAAATAACCTTACAATCTCCTCATCTACTGTTACAATTACATCAACTACAGCTGGAGAAGCAAATTTAATTTTAGAAGCCGACACTGACAATAATGACGAAAATGATAATCCATTTATGTCTTTTAAACAAGATAGTGGTGGAATAGCAGGTATGATAGGATTATCAGGTGATGCAGACAAATGGCCTGATGGTACTACCTTAACTGGTGTTACGGCAAATGCTATGGTTATTGGTATGACAGGATCAGCTTCTAGTACTAACAGACAATTATACTTAGCCGCAGGTAATTCAGCATCTTTAAGAGTTGAAAATGATGCTGATATCCACATATATGAAAATTTAAATGTAACTAAAACTATTTCTGTTGCTGATACTAGTGTTGTTGATTATGGTATTACAAATGCTAACACATTAACATTTGGTAGAGCAAATAGACCAACTATATTTCAAGGTACATCTTTTAATGCCCAAACAAATATAACAGCCTCAGGTAATATAAGTTCAAGTGGTACAATTACAGCAAATTCAATTGTAGGAACAGTTGGAACAGCTACCCAAGGTACTATTGACCATGATTCATTAGCAAATTTTGTAGCAAATGAACATATTGATCATTCTGCAGTTTCTGTAATTGCGGGTGATGGTTTAACTGGCGGTGGTACAATAGCTGCTAATAGAACTATTGCAATAGGGGCAGGTACAGGTATTGATGTAGCAGCAGATGCAATTTCAGTTGATGTTTCTGATTTTATGGCTAATGGTTCTAATAATAGAGTTATAACAGCTACAGGCACAGATGCCATGAATGGAGAAGCTAATCTACTTTTTGATGGTTCTACTCTTACAACAAGAGGAGCTACTGGCCAGCTTCGAGTAGAAAGTACAGACACTTCAGTAGTAGATGGTCAAAACTTTGCAAAAATTGTATTTACTGATATTGACGGTGCTTCTGATGATAATGCAGAAATTAGAGCCGTTGCAACAGAAGACCATGAAGATAGTACCCCCGCCGTTGGTAGTAAATTAGAATTTAGAGCATCCCAAAAACAAGATGCTAGTGGTGGTCATTTAATGTTAACTTTAGATCCTGATACTAATGCCACCTTTGCAGTGCCAGTTGTAGATGGTGGTCGTACAATAGTTAAAATATTACCTACAGATTTTGTACCAAATGATGGTGGTAGACCAGTAATGATTGAAGATGATAGTATAGGTTCAAATGAATTATTTTTATTTTCACAAGGATCATTTGACATGTACGCATACATTGAAATTCCACATGGAATGACTGCCACTCATGTTAAAATATTTGGATCAGATACATCACAAAACTTTACAACATATGAAGGTAATACAAACAGTAAAACGATAGCAGTTAAAGGTTCCGCAACCGCAATAGGTACCGAAAAAGATATAACAGATGTAGCATGCACCACCACTAATTACCTAGTTATATTAGTATCATCAGATGGCTCGACAGATGAAATATATGGTGGGTATGTAAAAATAATACCATCATAATAAAAAAGATAAGATATGGCATTAGCAAATAGAAAACAAGTTGACAGACATAAAATAACAGATAGTACTAAATTAGCAAGAATATCACAATCTTTCGAAGCCGGTAAACATTTAGAATTAGAATCATATGATGGTGAAGCAGCTATGATATATCAAATGCAAGAATTAACAGATGATGTAAAAGAAATACATCGTTATCTAGGATCAGAAGTTGGTGATGGGGCTAAAGGAGATACAGGTGACACTGGACCCCAAGGTGCTACAGGCCCACAAGGCCCAGCTGGTAATAATGGTAGTAATGGTAGCAATGGTTCTAATGGTAGTGATGGTAGTGATGGTAGTGATGGTAGTGATGGAGCAGCCGGTGCTGCAGGTAATGATGCAGGTGTATATGATGATAGAGGTACAGATAAAGTATTTCTTCCTGCAAGTGCATTTATAGGTTTAGATTATTCTTCATTAACTGCAATAGATGGTACTACAACTAGTAATGCTAGAGGTTTACTAATAGCTACATGGCCAGGAATTTCAGGAAAAAGGGTAACACATATACAGGTTGAAACTAACAGTGCTAGAGCAATTTCTGGATGTGTAAATGCTTATAGAACTCAAGGTGCTACTACAGCTGCTTTATTGGCCAGAGCTGGAAATAGTGACACATCACTAGATATTACAGATTGGACATGCGCTTTAGGTGAATCTTTAGCAATAACAATTGCCCCAGGGGCCACCACAACAAAGGTTGAAGGTGCAACCCTAACATTAGGATAATGAGTAGAATAATCACTAAAAATAAAGAATAATGTTTTTTTTATTTTTATATATGTATATAAGAATAATAAATAATAATCAAAATAATAAAAGTTATGGCAGTAAAGCAAGCACAAAAATTCACAGAAGAAGAATTAACTACTTTAAAATCAATTCAGGCAAAATCACAAAATGCTACTTTTCAATTTGGTCAATTATACTTAAGTAAAATTAGGTTAGAAGAACAAGAAACTATTCTTAAAAACCAAATAAAAGAATTAGGACAAGAAGAAACTCAATTTGCCCAACAACTTACTAATAAGTACGGGAAAGGAAGTATTGATATAGAAACTGGTGAATTCACACCAACAGAGTAAAAATACCCCTTTTTTTAATTTAGGTTTATGGTATTCTTTTATATTTATATTAGAATAATCAATGATAACTCTATAGAATCATTAAATAAATTAAGTTAAGATGGCAGAACAAATAATTTCACCAGGGGTATTTACCAGAGAGAATGACCTTTCTTTTTTACCTCAGGGAGTAGGAGCAATAGGCGCAGCTATTATTGGGCCAACAGTAAAAGGACCCGCATTCGTACCAACAGTAGTAAGAAGCTTTGCAGAATATGAAAGAAAATTTGGTAGTTTAAGTTCAGACACTTTTATACCCCAAACAGTTCGTGAATATTTAAAAAATGCAGGTTCAGTTACAGTATGTAGAGTATTAGCTGGTGGAGGTTATACTTATACTAGTGGTACTAATGAATTTTTAGCAGTAGCAGTTTCGGGTTCATCAGGTAATGTATTAGTAGGTGCTATTTTTCCATCTAAAGACACATCAACCCCTGATTTAGGTAATTCTACTATTTCAAACAACATAGCAAGTACCTTTTCATCTGACTTTAATTTAGACTTAAGTGGATCAGGTGCAACAATAAGTAGAATAACTGCTTCTTTAAACCCAACTAATAATAATTATTTATTTAAAGAAATAGGTGATAATCCTAATAATAGTAAAACAAGTGTTATTGCTTATGATGGAACACCTGGGTATGGTTATTTAAATTTTAAAAATTTACAATCAAATATAGTAGGTTCAGGAACTAAAGAAGTTTCTTTAATTTCTTTTGCCAATTCTAGTTTTAGTACATCTAGTATTCAAAGTACAGCAGGTAGGGGTAATTCAATAGTATTAACAAATTCAGATGGTGCTAGTTTTACACTTGCATTTACTCAAACAGATAATGCTTTAGATGCAGATGCAACTGGTGTTGGTTTAACAGGATCATTTGTTGGGATAGATATAACATCTTTAGATACTAATCTAGACACAGGTGGAGAAATTTCAGGATCAGTTTTAGCTAGTGCTACGAACACTAAAATTAATACTTTAAGTGGACTTTCTTCTTCTTTAGATTCTTCAGGTTTAGTAGTTAAAGTAACTGCAACAGAAGTTGGAAATACAATTAATGCTGATAGTCAATTTACTTCATCACCTGCAACTGCTTCAGTTACTATTAGTACAGAAGGAACTAATTTATCAGGATATAATGGTGTTCATTCAGATAGAGAAGTTACTTTAATTACACAAAATGGAACAACACCTTTAGCATTTACAGGATTAGGACAAACAGAAGGATACTCATATGCTTCTACACCATTTATTAAATCTCAAAAAATAAATAATAAAGAATTATTTAGATTTCATAGTTTAGGACATGGTACAGCTTGTAATAAAGATTATAAAATATCTATTGCTAATTTAAGAGAACCAAGTGATATAGATGGTGAAGAACAATATTCAACATTCTCAGTACTAATTAGAGCATATGGAGATAAAGATAAAAACCCAATTATTTTAGAACAATATAATAATTGTAATTTAGATTCAGATTCTCCAAATTATATTTCAAGAGTAATTGGAGACAGATACCCACAATACAATGACACTTTAGGTAAAGTTGAATTGCTTGGTAATTTTCCAAATATTTCTCAATATTGTAGAGTAGAAGTTACAGATGCAATATCAGCTAGAGCACTTTCACCTAAATTATCACCTAAAGGATTTGCTGCAGTTATTAACCCAATTGCAACAGCTTCATTAAATGTAAATTGTTCTTTCCCTTCATCATCATATGAAGGTGCACAAGAAGTAGCAGGAAACTATAGTAATAGAGCATATTTAGGATGGAAATTTGATGATAAAGACACAGATAATAATAACTGGATAAAACCTTTACCTTCACTTGAAGAAAGTAATGTATCAGGTGAATTTAATGTTGAAGATTATTCAGGTCATCCAAGTTCATCATTATGGGTAGGTTCATTAAGTGCCTCAATTAGTACAACAGGAGAAAGTGGCCCTACAGCAGATCAACTTAAATTTACAGTGTGTTTCCAAGGTGGTAGTGATGGTGTTGCTCCTTACACTCCTATATTTGTAGGAAATGAAAATACATTAGCATCTTCTTATACAGCAGGTTCTAATTTATATGGATTTGATTTAAGTAATACTAGCAAAGCTGGGTATAAAGGGTATAAAAAAGCAATTGATATTCTTTCAAACCAAGATGAATATGACATTAATATGTTAGCATTACCAGGTGTAATTAAATCATTACACTCTTCAGTGGCAAATGCAGGTATTGATATGTGTGAAGAAAGAGGTGATACCTTCTTTGTAATGGATTTAACACGATATGATAGCTCAGTAAACACAGCTATTAACGATGCAAGTGGTTTAGACACTAACTACGCTGCGGTATATTATCCATGGGTTAAAGTACTTGATACTGCAAAAAATAAGCCAGTATTAGTACCACCATCAGTAATAGTTCCAGGAGCAATTGCTGCCTCAGATAGAATTGCAGCTGAATGGTTTGCACCCGCAGGTTTAAATAGAGGTGTATTAGGAAATGTACTTGAAGCTAAATTAAGATTAAATCAAGCTGAAAGAGATCGTTTATATAATGCAAAAATTAACCCAATTGCAACATTCCCACAAACAGGAGTTTGTATTTGGGGTCAGAAAACACTTCAAGAAAGATCAACAGCATTAGATAGAATTAACGTTCGTAGATTATTAATTGCACTTAAGAAATTTATTGCAAGTTCTTCAAGATACCTAGTATTTGAACAAAATACAAATGCAACACGTAATAGATTCTTAAATATAGTTAATCCATATCTAGAATCAGTACAACAAAAACAAGGATTATATTCATTTAGAGTACAAATGGATGAAAATAATAACACAGCAGATGTAGTAGATAGAAATCAACTAGTAGGCGCTATTTTCCTACAACCAACTAAAACAGCTGAATTTATAGTTCTTGATTTTAATGTACTTCCAACAGGTGCTACTTTTGATGGAGGTGGTTCAGGAGGATATTAAAAAAGAATAAATCTTTTATATTTATAATAGAATAAAAATAACAAACGATGGCAATATTAGATACAAACGAAATGATGTTCACAGCATTTGAACCTAAATTACAAAATAGGTTTATAATGTACATTGATGGAATCCCTTCATACTTAATTAAAAAAATAGCTCGACCAAGTATTTCATTTGGTGAAGTAGTTCTTGATCACATTAATGTGAAAAGAAAAATTAAAGGTAAAGCAAATTGGGACAACATTACATGTGATCTTTATGATCCAGTAACACCATCTGGTGCCCAAGCAGTAATGGAATGGGTTCGTTTATCACATGAGTCAGTTACAGGTAGAGATGGTTATTCTGATTTTTATAAAAAAGATATTAGAATTAATTCACTAGGTCCTGTAGGTGATGTAGTTGAAGAATGGATTTTAAAAGGTGCTTATTGTCAACAAGCTAACTTTGGTGATATGGATTGGACATCTGACACACCTGCAAATATTAATATGACTATAGTAATGGATTATGCTATCTTAAATTACTAAAATATACTTCTCTCCCGAAGTTGCGAGGCTGGACGTCATTTTATGACGTCCTTTCTTATTCTTATATATGTATATCTGAACTAGTTTTAAAATAATAATGTTATGGAACAACAATTCCCAACCGAAATGGTTACCCTTCCTTCTAAAGGTTTATTATACCCAGAAGGAAGTCCTTTACAAAAAGGAGAAATCGAAATGAAATATATGACTGCTCGTGAAGAAGATATTCTTACTAATCAAAATTTAATTGAAAATGGAACAGTTATAGATAAGTTACTTCAATCACTCATAATAACTCCTATTGATTACAATAGTTTATTATTAGGTGATAAAAATGCAATTTTGGTTGCTGCTCGTATTTTAGGGTATGGTAGTGATTATAATTTTATATATCAAGGAGAAGAACATAATATAGATTTAACTAAAGTTAATGATAAACCATTAAATGAATCTTTAATTACTAAAGGTAAAAACGAATTTAATTTTAAATTACCTGCTTCAGGTGTTGAAGTAACTTTTAAAATATTAACTCATGGTGATGAAATTAATATAGCTAATGAAATAAAAGGTTTACAAAAAATAAATAAAAATTCTAATCCTGAAATTTCAACTAGAATGAAACATATAATCATATCTATTAATGGTGATTATGAAAAGAAAACAGTTAGAGAATTTGTAGACACTAAATTATTAGCTAGAGATTCAAGAGCTTTAAGAAACCACATTAACACTATTCAACCTGATATAGATCTATCATACAATTATGAAGATAATAAAGGAAATACGGTAAAAATACCTGTTTCTATCGGGATTACCTTTTTTTGGCCTGACGTCCAACTATAGGAGTATATTATTCTCTCAAATTCACGATTTAGTGTACCATGGAGGCGGTGGTTTTATACACTCAGAGATTTATAATATGCCCATTTGGATGAGAAAATTTCATATCCAAAAAATTAATGAATTTAATAAAAAACAAGAAGAAGAATTAGAAAAACGAAAAGGGAAATCTAATATGGGTGATAATAAAATATCACAACCTAATATAAAACCTTCTTCAACATATAACTTTAAAAAATAATAAGGGTGCGTAAGCGCCTTTATTTTTTTTATATTTATAACAAAACAATATTATGGCTGAAGATAAAGACATGACTCCTAAATCTAAAGAGTATCTCCAAGAACTTAGAGATAGAGCTGCAGCCCAAAAACAATTTACAGCGGAACAAGCTAATTCTAGTAATATTGTTGAAAAAATAACATCTAACCTAGAAAAACACGCAAACCTTATAGATAAGTCAGGAACTTTATCTGCTCTTATGGCGGGTAATTTAGGTACTGCACAAAAAGCATCTTTAGGAATGCAAGCTTCTTTTGCTACTATAGTAAAAAGTGCACTTCAAGCTAGTAATTTAACAACAAATATTGCAAAATCCACAGGTGTATCTAAAGACAATGCAAAAGCTTTACAACAAGAATTCATAAAAGTTGCAGCTAACTCAGGAAAAGTTTTTATAACTAGTCAAAAATTAAACAAATCATTTAGTACCTTAACTGCCCAAACAGGGTTAGTTGCAGATTTTGGTGGTGATACTTTAGAAGTTTTTACTGAATTAAATGAAATATTAGGGTTTTCTGAAGAACAAGCAGGGAAATTATCATTATTAGCTCGTTTACAAAGTGAAGATAGTAGGGGGGTTTTAGAAAATACAATTGAAACTGTAGGTGCTCTTATAAAACAAAAAGGGATAGCTATTAGTGGTAGAGCTGTTTTAGAAGACATTAGTAATGTATCTAGTGATATAGCAGTTTCATTAGGAATGAGCCCTCCCTTAATAGCTGAAGCTGCTGTTGAAGCTAGAGCATTTGGTGCTACTTTAGAACAAATAAATGCCATAGCAGGAAATTTATTAGATTTTGAAACCTCAATTAATGCAGAACTTCAAGCCGAATTATTTACAGGCAAACAACTTAATTTTGAAAGAGCTAGGTTATTTGCTTTAACTAATGATTTAGCAGGTGTATCTCGAGAACTTATAGAAAATGAAGAACTTAGATCTGAATTTTTAACAGGTAATAGATTAGAACAAGAAGCAATAGCCCAAGCAATAGGTTTAAGTCGAGATGGTATGGCAGATTTAGTTATGCAATCTCAATTTGCAGCCTTATCCGCTGAACAATTTAAAGATGAATTTGGTGAAGTAGCTTTTAACCAATTTGCAGCTTTATCAGCAAGTGAAAAATTTCAACAAGTATTAGTAAAAGTTCAAGGTATTATAGGTGATTTAGGAATAATTATTATGCCTTTTTTAGATGGTATTGCAGGT